CAACTTCTGCAACCTTACCTACAAGTTGCCAGCCGGTGAACATGGCAAACTCAAAGCTGGCGAATGCATTAAGCCCCATGTCTACAGCCCGTTTTACATCCGGGTGACCGTAGTCATCAAAGAAAACAATGCCTCCTGGCTTGACCATGGGGACATAGAGGACAACATCTCTTGCCACAGAGACTGAGTCGTGGGCTCCGTCGATGTAAAGAACGTCAATCCAAGGCTCCCGACCAAAACGAGCGTCCAGATCAGTAAAAACATGTTGTGAGAGACCTTTGATAATCTCAACTTTGCCGCAATTCTTGGATTTTGCGATATTTTCTCGTGCTGTGCGCTCTAGTCGGGATAATCCAGCGTAATTTTCCGGATTTTTGAGATGTTCTTCGCTTCCGGTGAAGGGATCAATCGAAATTAAGCTCGATTCGTCGTTATCTAAGTAAAAATCAGACCAGAAACAGCTAGAAGCGCCTTCATACACGCCGATTTCTACAATCTGACGCTTTTCATTCGGGTCTAAGTGGATTTGAGGACCCTGTGTGTTTGTTCTTATCGCTTTATCACTGTTTAAAAGGGCGTCGTACCAACCTTCAGTGAAGTTGTAGTGATCTGCGAGCTTTTTCTTGTCTGGTGCGGCTACTTCGATGTTCGTATCTTCTTTTAGCTGTCCCATCAATTCTTTGAATGACGCTGCTGGCATGGTATTTGAAGGAAAGCATCAGTATGCTAACAGTGTTGACTGTTTTGGCTTGTTTTGCCCTTATAGTTTGCCCATCGCCCGAGTGCCGGAATCGGTAGACGGATCGGACTTAAAATCCGCTGACCTGTAAGGGTCGTGCGAGTTCAAGTCTCGCCTCGGGCACCTTTTATATCGTGAGTAAATGGCTGCTCAGCTAAAGAAACACAGCGACGACCAGATGCGCGGTTTAGCTGCGTATCAACAGATGAAAGAATGTCCAGGCTGCGGTCAAACACGCTTTCGTGTAATTGAAACTCGTCGACAACAAGACGCCCAACGACGACGTTACAAGTGTGATGTTTGCGGACATCGGGAAACTAGATACGAACTCACTCAACAAAGCTACGAAGAATATGTACAACTACGCAGGAGTTTCAAAGCTCTGAGTAAGATTTTTACTTCTCATACAATTAATGAAACTCTTGAAGAGAGTGATACAAAGATATCTGAGTACCCTTGTCTTTCTTGCGGTTTTTATACTAAGTCTTCTGGAGAATGTTCTCTAGATATACCTGAGTGCGGAACTTCCGACGCTGCCGATTGTTCTTCTTACCTTAAAAACAACTGATCATGGACCACGCTCCTATTAATGAAAAGTGGAATGGACGCCAGGTGTATGTAGGCCCAAGAGGGGGTAAATATATACTCGACGCTGCCGGTACTCGTAGGTATCTTCGAGAGTTCAAAAGCGTAAGAAGCGGTGAATCAAAAGATCAAAGACCGAAAAAGACGCCTAGAAAATTCAATCCCAGACGTCACGGTGTTATATACAGAACACTCAAGAGTCAACAGCAGCTATAAACATATTTTCATAGTTACTAACTCGTCCAACTTGATACCCGTAAGACTTTAATAGGTCGAAAATCATATCTCTCTGGTTTTCGTTACCTGGGTTGCTTTCGAAAACAATAAGGGGCTTGAATTGTTTGATAGTCATCTCAGCCCCTTTTAAGGCATCGTACTCGTAGCCTTCGATGTCCATCTTGATCATGCGGACTGGCCCACCGTATTGATGGTGGTCGATGGCAGTCATCCTGACCTTTTGCTCATCAAGAATCTTTTGATCCTTAGGTTTTACGAACGTTGAGCCGCCTCCGTCTTCACTGACTATGTAAAGAGTTTTTTCTTGGTGTGTCTTGCCGCTTGACGTAACACCTGAGTTTTCAGGCACGATATTTGTTTTTTCATTAATAAAAATATTTCCACAGAGTTGAAAGTAAGTGCGACGTTGCGCTTCAAAAGCAAACACTTGGTCGAAACACTCAGATAGAAGAATGCTGTAGACGCCCATGTGGGCACCACAGTCAATCAGAACTCCATCCCCTGGTAAGTGTTGCTTTATAAAGTTAATCAGTGATGCTTCAGGAACTCCGACTCGATGAGCCTGACAGAGACCTGAGTCGTCCCTGTGCATCAAGAAACTTGTTTCGACGGTAGGAACAATTAAATCGATACCTGGCGTCCAGAAAAAAGTACTCATGCACGTAATACCAGTGTTAGCATACTAACAGTTGGTCGTGAGTTTTGGACTCTATTCCTGTATTAGGCACAGCAATTGTGAACTGTCCTCACTGGATTTGGAGGTTGTTCTATAGCATTGATTACCCTGTAGATAACTTTGTAGTATTCAATAACAACGGTCGAGGTCAAATCACCCGTGAGCTCGATCTTTTAGCGGCTGCTCCTCATAAGTTCGTGAAGAAGGTTCATGTCGTGCATATGCCTTCAAACCTGGGGTGCAGTGGTGCTTGGAACTTAATCATCAAGTCTTTTCTAAAAGCGCCTTACTGGGTCATTTCTAACCACGACGTTATGTACGAGCCTGGTTTTCTTAAAGAAATGAACGAAAAAGCTCAGGACGAAGAAACAGGTGTTGTCCACGGCAAAAACGGTGGTTGGGATATCTTTTTGTTGAAGGACTGGATGGTCAACAAATACGGTCTTTTTGATGAAAACCTGTATCCGGGTTACTGCGAGGATCTCGATTACGGGATGAGGTTTATTCACGACGACGTCAAACGTGTTCTATCTCTCGAGCACGGTTACTACCACGGCACTAAAAAGGACGATTACTCAGACGGAAGTCAGACCTGGCGTTCAGAACCTGCTATCGCGCAAGGTGTGCATCTAGCGCACGAGATGAACAAACGGTACATGCATATGAAATGGAGTGAAGCCTGGCAAGGCCATGTGGAAGGTGAAACCTATAAAACACCGTTTAATTTGGATGACATGCCGGTGAGTTTTACTACTTATGACCTAGATTTCGTGCGCCGCAAGCACCTTGGTTTTTGAACATGAAAGGAGTACGTCACCCGATTGAAAGCGCATGCTGGTCTGTTGATGATGATCCCGCAGCTCAAAGTTTTGCCGATTGGGATTATCTGCTCAAAGCTGTGCGAACGGCTGCGGATTGTCGTATCGATTGCGCTAATCCTTTTGTTAATGCTTTTCCTGGCGATCACTACCGCCTTCTGGCTGGCCTCATCTATAACCTTGATCGTTCTTCGGGGCCAATGAAGATCCTCGACATCGGCACACACCTAGGAACATCAGCCAGGACGATGCTCGATTTTTCAGATGACGAAGACACGGTCGTTACTTTCGACGTGAACGAGTGGACTAGCTACCCGACCACTTATTTAACTGAAGAAGACTTCAGTTCTGGAAAACTTGTACAGCATATAGAGGATTTACAGCAACCTCAGACGTTTGCACGGTTTGCCAAGATGCTTTGTGAGGCTGACTTTATTATGTGCGACGGCCCGAAAGACGGTGTTTTCGAGCGTAAGTTCTACAGTCTTTTATCCACACTAGACTTCCCAAAGAAACAACGGTGGTTGTTCTTGGACGACATCCGTTTTCCGAGTGAAATGATTTCTTGGCGAATAATCGATTCTCCTAAAATCGATTTAACCTCGTTTGGTCATTTTAGCGGCACTGGATTAGTCAACATTTCAGAAGGATTCAAGTTCGGTTGATGCCTTTTTACTCGGCGTACACGGCTAGCGGTTATTTAACTAATAACCTTCAAGATTTGCTCGATCAAAAGGATCTTTCTTCTTTTGCTTTGAGCAAACTTGCTGCTTTGTCGCCGACTACTACAAGAAAAATATGCTCTGATTCTCGTTATATACCGTCGCCAGATGTACTCGAGAAAATCTGTACGACTCTCAATGTCACTCCTGGCGACGTTTTAGGAATAAAGAGTACAATGGAATTAACTGTTGCAGTAGGTTCTGGTGTTTTCTCAGGCTGATTATGCTTTAGCTGCTCGCCTGCTTGGTCAGCCCATGCCGACCTCAGCTGCAGAGCAAGCGATGATGGCACCCATGGTTTCTCAGGTGCTTCGTGATTTCATGGTGATGCGTGCACCGTCACCTGATTATTCAGATGAAATGTACACCGGGGCGACTCGCTCTTTGAATACTTACCCAGATACTCAGTATCCGCGTTTTAAGGCTGAAATTGCTTCACGTCTTCGGACTGAACCTGAGCAACCTTCTCAGGATGCTTATCTGATTGCGTTACTCGACCAGGTGTGCCAAGACCCTGAGCTCGTGATGGAGATGCTCAGGATGCTCGATGAGATGGATGATGAAGCAAATATGCACATGCAAGAGCTGTCTTCTCAGCGTCCTGCCGAGTACGACACTCCTTCTGACGCTTCTGGGTATTCGATGTTGAATGCTCCGTCTTCTAATTCTGTACCTCCTTCCGTCCAGTACCAACAACTGAGCTGATGAATCAGAGTCAAAGACAACTTGAAGAGCGAGACGTCAAGTTAGAGGCTCCGGTGCAGAACCCCGTGGAGTTTATGCGTCGTTATTTAGCTTCTAATTTTCCACAAACAGCAGCGATGCCTTCTGCTGATCAAAAGACCACGCAAGTTCCCATGATGTCTCACGATAAAGGATTAAACTTAGAAATGAAAAAGCCCTTAAGCGGCACGTCCTTCGATAACCCTGCAGGAAGCTAATGAACAAATTAATTAGAGAGGGCCTCGAAGCATTACAAAAGCTGTCCAAACAAATTGATGATGAAGTACTTCGCGGAGCTAGGTCTGCGGAAGATGCGGCTCAGTTAAAAACTGTAATTAAACAGCGAGAAATTGATTTAATTCAGAAAGCACAACTCGAAGATCTTGCGGCACCTGCAAAAACCAAAGGCGGTCGCGAGATGATCGAAGTTGGCGGCATAAGTGTACCAAAAGGTGGTATCAGAAATTTCTTATTGGCAGGTGGGTTGGGATCAGCTGCTTATTTCGGTCCTGGTATCGTGGAAAGAATGAGCGGTGGGGCTAATTCGGGGCCTGTTATTCTTGGTCAGGGTGAAACTTTAGATCCGGCTAGGTTCACTGCTGACATCTCAACTCAAGAAAAAATCGCTCAGAGAGCGATGAATCGTAACGATAGACGTAGACTTGCTAATGTCTTTATTGGCCCTATTAGAGCAGGTCAACAACTCATTAATTTACTTCCTGATGAATTGCAAGGGGGGCAAGACATCCCTCTGATGGAATATTTTAAGTATGAAGACCCTAATGAAACTGTAAGAGAGCGGGTTGAGTTGCTCGACCAGCAGATGGATAAGTCCAATCTGCGAAAACGACAAGAAATTCAGACTGAAAAACAAGGAGAAGCTCAGGTCAAGCGAACGGAAGGAGAAGCAGACATCGAAGCACGACAGGTAGATATCATTAATAATTATCTAAAGAATCGTAATATCTTTGGTCCACAAGGTACTCCTACTCGTCCTAATCGCGGTAACTACCAGTACTGATCATGCTTAACCAAAACATCCAACAGCTTTTCAGTGAGCTCGGTACTCCAAACCTGAGTATGGACCCGAGTGCTGGGATCAGGATCAATCGTTTTCCTGAGGAAATTCTTCTAGCTCAAGCTCAACCTCAAACTGTCGTACCTCAGGCAAACCAACCTGGATATGGGTATCAGATTGGACAACAGGTAGGCGGTCCCGAGTTTGACGTCCAAACTCAGTCAATTCCTGTTCAGGAGTATGCAGAGCAACCTAGCTCAGATAACGAAAGCTCGTTAGAAGTGCCTCCTGTCGAGGAGCCGGTCACAACCCCTCCGGCACAAAGGACTGGCGCTGCACAGCAGTATTATCTAGAGACTATCAAACTCATCGGTGAGGGTATTGCTGACGCTGAGCTTGAGCGAAGAATTCAGTTTCAAAAAGTTCTCGATGCACAGGAGCTGGAAGTTGAAAAACTGCGTGCTCAGACTGCTGTTGAGAAAAGAAAAATTGATGAGAACATCGCAAGGTATCAAGCAAATGCAATACGCGAAGCTGAAATCGCAAAAGCTTTGACCATGGTGGCGTATAAAGCTAATCGCCCGGATGCTGAACTTGTTGGTGAAATCATGGGACCGACAAGTGGATTATCATCGTTATATAAGGCTGTTGGTCCTGTTCAGGGAGCCAACATCCAGCTACCGAGGGGGAACTGATGCTACCTGCAATTATCGGAGCTGTTGCGCCAGCAGTAGTAGGAGCAGCTGCGAACAGTATTTTTGGAGGCAATAAAGGCTCTTCATCTGACAGCTCGCAACAACAACAGACAGCTGGATATCAAGGCAGTCCTCTTGACTTTTACGCCAAGTACGGAGCTGCAGCAGCGGCAGCAAACAACCCACTAACTCTTGCGACTTCAGAATTTGGTGCTGCCTTACAAAGCTCTACTTACGGTCAAGCCCTTCTAGCTCAGGCTTTACAGCAGGGCTCAGCCACAGCGCTCGCCGACGCAGCAACCCGTGGTAACACTGCCACGCAACTTCAAGCGAGTGAGGTTGCCCAACTTCTAAACGCAGGCATTGGTCTGCAAGAAGACCTTGGCAAGGCACGTCTTGGTGTTGCACTCCTCGGTCCTCAGTACATGGCTCAAGCGGCAACGGCTGCTCGAGGAGGGGACAATGAACTTGCAAAGAGCCTTGGAGAAACCAATTTAGGTATTAGGGCTCTTCAAGAAGCTTCTAAAGCAAATATTGCTCAGGAGTTCAATAAAAATCTTGGTACATTAGCCACGACCCGTGCAGCCGCTCAGAGCGCTTTAGCTCAAGGTGCTCAGCGAATTGCTGGTCAACTTCAGCTTAATAATCAGCAAATTGGAGGTCAGCTTCGGTTAGGTGATCAGCGAATCAGAGGTCAACTTGCGCTGGGTGATCAGAACATCATGGGCAACCTCACGCTGAACAAAGCTAAGACCGAAAGTGACATCGCTCGTATCCGTGCAAACACTGCGGCTACGAAAGACTTGAGAGCCAATGCAGTTAATATTGCAATGGCTGGTCAACGGTATTTCGGATGATTTCTACTCAAGCACCTGATACTAATACTGTCGGGGCTTGGTTAGACACACTAGGCAAGACCCAAAAAGATGCTTTCTTGCACTACGTCAAGAACAGCACGAGTGATATTGAGAGTTATTTATATGCTCGCTTTTTGCGTCCTGGCTACACCGGCTCGATCGCTGACCTCACCGCCTGGCTACAAGAAAAATACCCCAAGCAAGATTTGCGTAAAGTCCTGCTGATCGAAATCGATAGCCTGAAAATGGATATCGATAACGTCCGGCAAATGACCCTTACGGGAATGCTAGATCATGCCACAGCAGCCACAAAAATCAGCGTCCTCCAAAAAGAACTCCGCTCGCACATCCAGGCGGTCAGACAGCTCACTGATGGTATTGATCGCCGTGGGCTTTTACTTGCTGGTGCGGATCGTTGTTTACGTGAGCTCGTAAATAGCTTCGAAGATTCACCGACTATGTCTGATTTGATCGATGAAGCTTCAATCGTTGTATGGTCGACTATTGAACGAGAAGAAAAATCGTGACGGATAAGGAACGGATTATTCAGTTTATTGAAGACACTGAATATGACCGTAGCTATCTACCGCATTTTGGTTTGATCCCTGATTGGTTCATTCGTTATAAAGAACTCAGGGATCTTATTATCAATTATTTAGACCGTCTCGAGGAGTCCCAAGATATTAACCAGCGGGCATTTGAAGATGCCCATGAAACTGTCATTGACTCCGAGAGCTAGCTCAATCGTATCGTCTTCTTCGACATACTCTCCACCGAAAGGAAGAATACAAGCGGGTTGAGTTGAGACGGGAGTACCCACGCAGTCTGTCCACCAGATCAAATCATCGTTCGTCGAGCCACTGAAAAGAGCTTCAGTACATTGGCGTGTGATTCTGGTGAAATTTTTATCGAGGGTGTAAGCACCCAAGTGGTATAGAAGGTGAGGACGTTGTGTGGCTGTGTCTACAGCCATGTATTTCCAGTGGAAAAACACTAACCACTCGTCACCGATGTCAATAGGAGCGGTTGAGTTGAATGTGGGTGACTCGCCGACGACCTTTTTGAGGCTTGACGAATCAATTTCTATGTCTGGTTCACCGGGTGTTCTGATTGAGATTGGGACGGTCGAGTATAAGAGGCGAAGTCTTCCTCCTTCGCTGAAGAAACACCAGTTCTTTTCGGCTTTCCCTGGCTTTAGGTTGTCGCCTACAGGAGGGTAGATGCAGTCGTTAACTTCTCCAAACTCATCAATGTGACCAACGCACACTTTTGGTTGGTTTATCATAGTGTGCTTTGAGCTGTCCCATTTCGAGGCGTATGAGCTCGTAATGAATTGCAAGTACAACTCGTCATCAGGCGCTTTGAAAAGCCTTGCATCTTCGTAACTAAGCCTGTGCGGCTTGTTTCTGATTTTTTTAGCACCTGAAATAGCATTTTCTGAGGTCAACTCACCAATGTAGATTTCGGTTGGTGTGTTGTTGTAATAGAAATATTTTCTGTCGTGCCTGAACACAAAAGGTTGCGGCTGGCTTCTAAACGAAACAAGCCTATGGCCTTGATGATTTACTAAGCAGGGGCTGAAATTAGCCACTGAATTTTCTGGTAGTCCCCAGTAAATTCGTGAGAACTTACCTCCAATGTCATCAGCCTGCTGATAGACCGTCGGGTAGCCACGCTTGCTGCGGATGTTTACAGGTACTTGGGTGTACTTGAGCGTGGTTTGATATCGAAGTTGTTGTTGAGACATCAGGCTAGCTCCATGGCTTTGGTGAAACCTTCGGCAATTTTGTCCCACCTATAAGAAGGATTCTGGGTGACTTGGTAACAGTCGTCCCCTACTTTCTTACGATATGCCTCGTCTTCGTAAAGTTTTTGAATTAGTTCGGCTGCGTGCTTGTAGTTGATAACGCCTCTTTCAACACCGAGATCTTTATCAGTAACCCAAGCTGCTACATCGATAAGAAGACCTTTATCTTTCCAGATGTCTTGACACGAGGTATGAGCTGGTACGATCTGAGGTTTTTTGCACATTGCGTGCTCGAATGGGACAAGTCCCCAACCTTCTCCGTTTGCAGTGTTAATACCAATGTCTACAGCGTTATAAATGAGATTAAGTTGCTCATCAGGCGGGGCAGCCATGTAGTTGATGCCTGGTGTAACAGCCAGTTTCGCTGTGGGGTCAGCCCCTCTTCGACGCATTTCGGTTTCAAAGAGTTCTGTGATTGCCCAGCCAAGATCTTTCTCGCCCATATTCAGGTAGAGAAGGGCATCTTCTTTATCTTTGGCGAACTCAGCAAAAGCTTTGATTGTTTGATCAATGAGTTTGCGAGGTTGATTCCTGTTTCCGTTGAAGACAATAAATTTGTCCAAAGGAAGACCTAGTCGTTTTCTAGCTTCGTCGCGCTCGATCACATGGAATTTACCTTGATCTAGACCGTGTGGGATTACTCCGAGTTTCTTGGGTTTGATACCATGCGACATCAAGCGCTGTGCTTGCTCGGGCGTGAATGTAATTGCAAAATCCCAGTGCTCGATGTACCTCAGCATCGGCATTGGATACCACTCTGAGTCAGTAGGGAAGTATGCAATAAATTTGAATTTGAATTGATCTTTGAGAAGATGAACTCGTTCCCACACCTGGTTAACGATCCATAGATCGTTTAAGCAAATAATGTAATCAGGGCGTTCAATCTCAACAATCTGCTGGATCCTTCCGATTCCAAATCGATCTTGAGGATTATGAGCGCTAGCTGGATAAATCTTAAACGGGTAACTGTGAGGATCTCCTTGGTAGTTTATGCCAAAAGAAACTATCTCATGCTCTTTGCTTAGGTGATCTAGAATGCTATGAGTTACACGAGCGAAACCAGTATTAGAACAAGCATCTCCGTACCAAAGAATCTTCGACATACGGGTTTAGAATTTCGCTATCAGTATACAAACACTAAACGATAATGCCTAGCAGAGAAACATTTGCATATCGTCGCGCACTGAAGCTAAGAGCACAGAAAGCTGTTGATGATAATGACTCCACGGTAGATAGTGTGTTTGCAAGAGCTCAGGATGATTTCCTGACCTTTTGCACAATTATGGATAAAGCTCCAGCGCACCACATGCTGGAGTGGCACAAGCATTTAATTACTGGTGTAAGCAACAGATACCTTCTTGATATTGCAGGCCCTAATTTAGATATCTTGGCACCTCGCGGTAGTGCTAAGTCGACTGTGCTCAATATGTTCACTGCCTGGATCATCGGCAGGCACACAAGTAAAGGCATGCCTTTGCAGATCATCTACTGTTCGTACAACATCGCAACGGCAATACCTAAAAGTCGAATCATCAAGCAAATTATCGATTCGACCTCCTTTAAAAAAATCTTTCCGAAAGTCAAGCTCAAGTCAGGTATGCAGAGCGACATCGGTTGGTCAATCGACTTTGATTATGCCGGTATCGACCGTGTGGGCGACGAAGAATTCACACTACGCGCCGCAGGTCTTCGAGGAAGTATCACGTCTAAACGTGCTCACCTGGTCATTGTGGATGACCCTATTAAATCCAGTGCGGATATTAAAAACCCTGCTGTTAGAGATGAAATGAATAACAACTGGTCTTCGGTTATTGCTCCGATTGTGTTTGAGGGTGGTCGCTCTATCTGTCTGGGAACCCGATTCCACCCTCTAGATATTCATAAAACTATGTTCTCTCCCACAAAGGGATGGAAACAAGTTTCTCAAGAAGCACTTACTTATGACTCAGAGGGAGACGCAGTAAGTTACTGGCCTGAGCAATGGTCAGTTGAGTACCTTCAGCAGCAGAAAGAACTTGACCCAGTCGCTTTTGCTTTCCAGTACCAGCAGCAACCAGTCATGACGTCAGATCTGGTTTTATCACCTGATCTAATCGTCAAAGGAGAAGTTGAGACTGAGTTCGACTCGCTGGCTGTGGGTATCGACTTATCCGCCAGTAAAAATGAAACTTCTGATTACACAGCCTTTGTTCTTGGAGGGCGTCTAAAAGATAAGTTTTACATTATCGACGCGCACCAGGTGCGTTCTATAGGAAACCTTGAAAAGATCGACCTTCTGTGCGACATGCTTGTTGAGTGGGGAATCCTTGAGTTACAAGGAGATCAGTATTTTCCCACTTACTCAACTGTCACTCTGGTCGTCGAGGCCGTCGCTTACCAAGCTTCTCTAGCTGCTGATTTGAGACGTGTATTACTGAATGAAAGAGGTTTGGGAAACTTGCATATCCACGAAGTTAAAGGTTTTCGTGGCGATAAAGTTGCTCGTTTTAGAGGGACGCTCGGTCTACTAGAGAATAAAAAAGTCATTTTTAACAAGTACCGCAAATTCGATGCGTTGACCGATCAGTTGATTAATGTCGGTGCAACGTCTCACGACGACCTCTTAGACGCTTACACCTGGCTCATGACCTTCCTTCAGCGTCGCGGAAACTTCTCAGTTGAATACTAATGAAATCCATTTACATCACAGTCACAGCTCACAACCCTTTAGCTCGAGTAGATACAACTCTGAAAGTTCTCAAAGGGTATGAATCTATAGAGCTTGAAAAAGAAATCGACATTTTTATTGATTTTGACCATCGTTTAGATCTGGATGAGTTTTCTCTAATCGTTGCCTCCCACACCGACTTCAATCGGGTTGGCTTCGTTGTCGCTGGAGAGGAATACAAGGGCTACGATCTTTGCTGGGCGCATAAGCCTTCTCTTATAAGAAAAATTTGTAAGAAGACACATGACTTTTATATGTACTCAGAGAACGATATGTTGTTTACAAAAAAACATTTTGATTACTGGCACAAACACAAAGATGAACTAAAAGCTCATAATTTAGAGCCTGGTTTTTGTCGAGTTGAGCGCTTAGGTAACAAGCTGATTCCTTTTGATAACTATCGAAAATGGAAACTGGGTGGCGTTACAGAATATGTTTGGGGTGACATACCGTTTAAATCAGAGTTCATTCCGAAACTTTTCGATGAAGAAATTTTTGGTTTCACGACTCTGGGCAACCCTTACTCAGGGATGATGATTCTGGATCAGGAAGATGCAGAAAAGTACGTCGAAAGCTGGAGCTGCAATCCGATTCATAGTCACATCAAAACAGGTAAAAGAAACTGGCCTATCGCAGACCGAGCCTCAATGGGTCTTGCTTTTGAAGACCTGAAGCCGTGGCAGGAGCACCGCCGCGTTGTGCCTGTTACGTATGAAGGAGATTCTGTAGTGATACCTGACTACGCCTTGATCGAGCATTTAGATAAAAAGTATTCGTCAGCGCTCGTAAAAAATCAAAGTATCATTGACTCGAAAACCATGTTCTCATACTGACATGACTTTATCCTTGCATAACTCCGATAGAGTCGACCACCCCACGCACTACAACCAGGGTGACATTGAGTGCATCGATGCGATGTTGGCTGCTGGTGGGCAAGATGCGGTCAAGAACTTTTGTCATCTTTCCTGCTTTAAATATCTTTGGCGCTTTCAGCACAAGAACGGTGTTGAGGATTTAAAAAAAGCAGAGTGGTATTTGAAAAAGCTTATTGAGCTAAGTAAGTTAGACTGACAAAAAGACTTAGAGAATGGACATCCGCGCTTTTGGTTCTGTATACGGGCAGCAAGCTAATCTGCCTTATGCGAGTGGATTCCACTGGGCTCCTGCAGACGGTGAAAAAACATTTACTACATGTCGAGCTCTTTACACAGAAGCTAAGTCGACACCTGGAACCGACAACGTGTATATCGGTTTTAATGATGGAGCTACTGATTTAATTCAAATTGAAAATTTACAAGGTAATGAACTGCTTCCCTTTGGTGCAGTTACACTTAGTGGAGGCTCTGTCCAAGGCGTAATCGTTCTCTATTAATGGATAGCTTTACTGGTTACGCAGATTTTTTTTCTGATCGCTACAACCGATCTTTAGACGCTGCTGGTCAACAAAGGCAGCGTGAAGATGAAGCTTCTCGTCGTTTTCGGGGTCAAGTTCAGGCTGATTTAGATCAAGCTGACGAAGGACCAGTCCCTCCCACAATGCCTGACGACGGAAGTCGCCCAGAGTTTGACACTGGTATGGATGAGATGGCAGATGAAAATGTTGAAAGAACAAAAAATTATCTTTTAGAACAGGCTAAGAAGCGCATTAACGGAGTAGCAGCCCCGCAAGAGTGAGTTAGCATACTGCTACTGAGAAGTCCTCGACGTGTTAATCGATTGCTTTCCGTATTTCAACGAGAAAGAACTTCTAGAACTTCGCATTGAAACGCTATACGATCACGTAGATGGTTTCTTGATTACTGATGCGAATCGTACGCACCGGGGCGAACCTAAAGAATTTAGCTGCGTTAATACTCTTAGAGAGCTTGGTATCCCCGAAGAAAAAGTCCAAGTTCTCCATGTTGAATTGCCTCCGGTCGAGGAAGCACCTGACCCCTGGATTCGAGAGCGAGGGCAGCGAGACGCTCTGAGTGTCGGGCTTTTTCAGCTCCCTGAAGACACTTTCTTCATCTGCTCTGACTGCGACGAGATCGCAAACCCAGCAAAGTTAGACGAAGTCAAGAAAGCGGTTCTCGAGCAACCGAATAAGACCGTGCGGCTCAGCATGTCTATGCACTACGGGAGAGCTGATCGTCAGCTGGAATCTCCCACGGGGGAGAAGTTTGACTGGCGTTGTGGAACAGCAAGCACCGTGGGTCAGCTGAAAGAATTTGGAACTCTGTCATCCTTACGTGCAAGCACAAATAACTTTTATGTAGGAGATAGAGATGCAGGTTGGCACTTGAGTTGGATGGGGGACGCAGATAAGCGTCGACGTAAATTGAGCTCGATTGCTGAGTACTACATCTGGGATAAACCAGAAGTACAGAAACTGTGTGATGAGTTCAAAGCTGAGGAAGGTAAGACAGATATGCTTGGACGCCAAGATCATTTAATTACTTCGTATCCAGTAGATAAACTTCCTGAGGCTGCCCTTAGAATAGAAAGAGTAAAAAATTACCTTCTTCCCGATGGCTGACAAGAAAATGCCTCCGGAGCTTTTAGCTAAGTTCGCAGCTGATCGTGAGGAAAAAAAGGCTCCCAGCGGGGACGAGGTTAAGATGGGAAAACAGAAACGTGCTAAAGAAAAAGCCCGTTCTTTCAAAGAAAAGAAGTAATCGATTAAATGGCAGCCTCTACTGAAGTCCGCAACAAGTTCGAGGAGATCTTAGAGGCTGCTCGAACTCAAGGGCGGCAAAATCAAGCTGCAACGATGGTGGTTCTTAGCCACCTTCAGCAGATGACTCTCTTGATGATCAAGAAGGGTCTTTCTTTTTACTGCGACCAAGACACGTTCAAAAGCCGAACTCGGTTTCTTCATGATGTGATCGAGCTTAATAGGCTCGATATTCGTTTCCCAGCGATTATTCGCAACTTTTTGATTGACGGTTGTGGGCTCTTTTACTTCCGTCCTGATCAAAAATTAAAATATCAGATCTATTTCTTCAATAAAAACCAATACCGTGTGTATCACGACGTAAACGGTCAGATTGAAGAAGTCGTAATTATTTACGATTACAAAGTTAAGAATGCGACACTGGGTTTACCTAGTGATGTTTACGGACAAAACAAGCGCTATGTCCGTTTGTCGATTACAGCAGACACAATTCAAGAGACTGAATCAGACTCAGAACTCAGTTTCGAAGTAGAGCCTGGAGCAGGTATCTCAGGGACAAAAAGTCGTCCTAATTCCTTAGGTTTTGTACCTGCCGTCGAGTGTTTAAACAAGCCAAACGCTAGCGGCACAGACGGCGAAGGAGATTTCGATCCGTTTATGGAGCAAATTGTGCTTCATAACGACATGATCACCAATATTGCTAAAAATATTGAGTTCTTCGGCAACCCTACGCTGATCTCTAGTCGTCCTCGATCTGATCTGGTCGAGGCTGGCGATGCCGGAAGCTCTTTCCGACCGACAATCAGCTCACAAAGTGGATTTGCCGGGAGGGATACACCTTCTACTCGTGTAAGTGAGCCTTTTGGCTCATCCATGGGTGGCGGCTTACGTGTCCCACGCATTATCGCCAACGTCGAACCATCTGATCGCGTGGGCTATATGACGCCCGACCCGATTAGCGGTGACATGAACCGCTATGCACTTCTGCTTCGAGAAGAGATTCGTACCGCTTTAGGTGGTGTCGATGAGATTTCGATTTCTGCAGGTGCTACTGCAACTGAAATCAAAGGTCTTATGGGTCGGGCTCAAGCCACGGCTCTCAGGAAGAACAAAAGCTTCTTGACCTATGGTTTCTGTCGTCTCTTGGAGATGATGATTTATCACCAAGAAATGATTTTCCGTGAATCGTTTATAGCGGCAAGCGGACTGAAAGAACCAAAACCACCCCAAGAACAAACTGAAGAATCAGTCGAAAAATATCAAAAGGCTTTGCGTCGTTTTGATATGAAACTCGATGAAGAAATTAAAAAAGCACTAGAAAAGAATAAAGTTCCTCGCGGTGTCGTCGGTCTTCCGGAAGACGGTGACCGCAGTGTTTCATATCGTTTTATGGGCGATGTGTATGAGGACACGGCTTTTGATTTACAGCAAAAATCAATCGTCGTTCGAAACATGCAAGAGGTTGGTGTTAACAGTGTGGAGGCAATTAAATACCTCTTCCCTGATAAGACTGAAGCAGAACGTGCCGAAATGTTGAAAGGCTTTCCATTCAGAATGGTTGGTCAAACACAGTCGGCAATGCAGCAATTC